CTCATTACGCTCAATGCGACAGCACTTTTCAACGGCGACATCGCACCCGATGTTGATACTATCGAGGGCGAAGTCAATGTGCTGAGTGGTATTCATCGTCGAATATACGCAAGTCAGAAGAACCGCAACCCTGACGGATCTGTGAACTATACTCGATTGGAGCTGATCTGATGAAGGTAACAGTAAAGATTGACAACGTGGCGATAAAGCGCATATCCGATGCGGTAAAAGCCGCGGCTGTCGATACAATGGAGCAGCTATATACTGACCTTGTGAACTCTAAAACAATGCCGTTCGACAGCGGAGATATGCAGAACAACAACACCTGGGTCGAGCAGACCGAGAACGGCGCTGTGCTGATAACGGGCTCGATACAGGCAAGGCGTCTGTACTATCACCCTGAGTACAACTATCAACAGAAGGAAGGCGCTAACGGTTCGCGCGGTGCATTCTGGCTTGAACCGTATATAAGCGGAAACAAGAAGAACTTCATACGCGACAAATACACTGAGCTGTTCAGAAGGAGGGCGGGGCTGTGAACTACCTTACACTGCTTGAAGTCGCGGATATGCTCGCGGAGCTCCTCGAGCTCGAGGACATAACTGCGGGAACGATCGACAATTCCCTCAGCGAGACCATAGGCGTATACCAGCGCGGCGAATTCGTACCGCGTGAGTGCATAGGTACTGACAGCAGCTACGAAACATCAAAGCTCAGACTGCTTGTACGGTGGGGGAAGAATCCCACAACTGCTGAAGCCAAGGCAGCCGAGCTTGCGGAACTTGTGCAGGCTCTGCGTGATATGCCGACGGCTTCACACATCATCAAATTCGCGGACGTTAAAGCGGTCCGCGCTATAGGCAAAGACGAGAAAGGCGTCTGCGAGTATGTCGTAGACGCTGATATTATCTATACAGAAAGGAATGAATAATATGCCCGATACTAATAATCCTGTAAGCGGAGTATATCCCTGCTATGAAAACCAGTTTTCTATCGACATTACCGGCGGAGACGGCACGACCGAAGCAAATCAGAAGACAATAGCAGATATGGAGACGTTTTCTGTCTCTATCGACGGTAACGTTGAGGAGTGGAATCCCTATGACACGGAGGGGTGGACCCGCCGTCTCGTCACCGGTAAGGCTATCACGATCTCTGTCAGCGGCAAGCGCAACGTCGGAGATGCCGGCAATGACTACATCGAGAGTATTGCTACAAAGACCGGCGGCGATTGTTCAACGACCTTCACCTGGAACTTTCCGAGCGGTGCAAAGCTTGTTATGCCCTGCGTAATAAACGTTACAGAGTGGGGCGCAGGCGATGCGAGAAATGTCGCACCTCTTGCGTTTGATGCAATGAGTGACGGCAAGCCAACATTTACTCCTGCGTGAAGAGGTAGATAGCTATGGGAAAGATGTATACACTGGACAAGAAGCTGCTGATAGGCAGCCCCGAAATAAGGATAGGCAAGAAGGTCTATCCCGTAGACGACCGCACTAAGAACGTCAAGGCTATTCTGAAGCTTTTCAAGAATAAGAACGAGGACGAGGACATCGAGGGCACAGAAAAAGCCCTCAAGCTCGCGTTCGGTGAGAAGTGGAAGGAGATAGAGGCAATGGATATGCCGTTCGTAGCATATCAGAGGCTGGTGGAGCTCGTTATCGCTGCAATGACAGGCGATGAGCCGAAGGAGGAAAAGGAGCAGTCCTTTCCCGAGCAGTGAGGACGTCTGGTACGACCTTGAACATGATGCTGATATTATCGCTCAGTCGATAGCCAAGCAGTATCAGATACTTCCGTCAGAGCAGGAGAAGCTGAGATACTCAGAATGGCTCCTGCTCATCGGCGGTCTTATGGAGGACACTCCGCTCGGTCAGATCGTGCTCATCCGCAAGGAGAGCGACCCTGAGCGCTTGAAGAAGTTCTCGAACTATGAGAAGCGCATCCGCAACGAGTGGCGGAGCTTCCTCGCAAATAAGAAGAAGGAGCAGGGCATGAAGCCTGAAGACGTTGCCAAGATGTTTGAGGCAGCGTTTGCCAAGATGTTTAGATAGCGCCTGTGTTAGGCGCTATTTTTGTATATATACACCTGAGGAGGTGAGAGACAATGCCGGAAAACAACACAAGTGCAGGTGCAGGTGCAACCGCAGGCGCGATATCACTCGACCTCGTCGTCAAGGATAAGCTCACGGAGCAGATAACGAAGATAACCACGACCGCGGGGGCAGTTGCAGCTCGTACTCTGAGCGAGTCAATGGACAAGGCTGTTGACGCAGCGACGGAGGCTATCAGCAAGAAAATGACAGACCTTGCGTCGATGATTCGTGACAAGCTCGGCGCTCTGGAGTTCCCTGAGGAGAGTGCGCAGAAGTTCACAGCACAGCTCGACACACTCACAGAGAAGCTGTCGCTCGTCCAGAAGACATGGCAGGAGCTCTCAGCTGTTGACCCACTGAGCACAGCCTCTGCGAAGGTGGCAGAGCTCGAGAAGCGTGTGGTACAGCTGGAGAAGAAGCTCGTGTCCGTAGGCAAGAAGGGAACACCCGCCACAAAGACGACTGCAAAGGTACCGGCACCGCAGGCGACAAGCTCCAGCGGTCTGAGCTTCTCTGATATCACGTCAGGACTCAGCGGAGGAGCTGGCGGTATAGCAGGTCTGATAGGCACAGCAGTCTCTGGCAATCCCGCTGTTGGTGCAGCGGTCAGCTCAGTGACGTCCACCGTGCTCGGTACAGTATCGAAGTCGTTCAAGACGGTGAGCAGCCTCATCAATAAGTTGACAGGCAATGCCACGGCGAAGCTCAAGAGTATCGTCGTAAATCTTGTTGATGTAACCAAGCCGATACAGAAGATAGGAAGTATGCTCAAGAGAGCCTTCAAGAGCGTGTTCCTGGCTTCAACGATATACGCAGCGTTCCGTGCCCTCAAGGACGGACTTATTGAAGCAGCCAACGCTGACGAGCAGTTCACACAGTCCCTGGCGAACGTCAAGGAGAATCTTGCAATAGCATTCACGCCGATAATTCAGTACATCATGCCGATGCTGAATACTTTGATGTCGGGTCTCGAGAGAACATCAAAGCAGGTCGCGTCGTTCATGGCGAACCTGTTCGGCATGAGCTACAAGCAGGCAGCTGATGCAAGGAAGAAGCTCCAGGATACTGCCTCTGCGGCTAAGAAGGCGAAGGCAGCTATCGCAGGCATTGACGAGCTGAATATCCTCAACGACGGCAATGAGGGCGACAGCAGCAAGGGTAGCAACATTACAGACTTCTCAGACGCCAAGCTCCCGAAGTGGGCGGAAATGCTCAAGGACGCTATCCGCCAGGGTGACTGGCACGGTGTGGGGCATATCCTCGCACAGAAAGTCAACGAGACGCTCAACAGTGTCAAGTGGGACAGTATTGAGGCAAAGGTCAAGGAAAAGGTCACGAACCTGGCAGACCTCATCAACGGCTTCGTACACGGCATCAACCCGAACGAAATCGGAGAGGCATTAGCTGGCGTTATCAACACAATAACGACTGCAATCACCACATTCGCCGATAATATCGAGTGGATAACGATCGGGCAGAAGATAGCCCGCGGGCTGAATAAGGCTATCAAGAAGATAGACTGGAAGAAGCTCGGGCGAGCACTCACGGCAGGCATCAGAATACTGACGGACGTGCTCTTCGGTATCAGCACGGACTTCGACTGGGAGGAGTTTGGCAACGGGCTCTCTGAAGGACTGAACTCGGCTGTTGACAGCATCGACACTGCAAAGCTCGGCACAGCTATCTCGAATATCATTAAGGGCGCTCTGACTACGGCGTCTACATTCCTGAGTAATACGGACTTTGAGAAGATAGGCAAGAAGATAGCGGATTTCTTTGCGAATCTTGATGTAGCTGGAATACTATCCAACCTGACTCAGACGATAACAACGCTCTGGACAGGAATAGTTAATCTTATCAGCTCGTTCCTTGACGATACTGACTTCTTTAAGCTGGGCGAAGATATTTACACAGGACTGACTGAGGGACTCGGAAAATCAGCAGCCGAAGGAAATACACTCACTGCTTCTGGTGGATTAGATAAAATAGCACTAAAGCTATTTACCGCCTTCTTAGAATGCCTCGGCGGAATCATATCTTCCAGTGCAAAGACTATCAAGGATTTAGTAGTTCAGCCCTTCCTCGATAAAGTCAGTGATGCATTCGGTATCAAGGGCAACGGCAACTCCTCTGAGGGCAAGTCCATAGGCAAGAAGATAGTCAACGGTGTTATTGACGGCGCTGGTGACAAGCTCGAGAAAGCAAAGGAGAAATTCGAGGAGCTGCGCGGCAAGATAGAGGACGTCTTCGAGGACATCGGCGACTGGTTCAAGGATAGATTCGACGAAGCCCGCAAGAACGTTGAAAAGCTGTGGAGCTCTATCGGCACTTGGTTCAGCGACCGCCGCACCGACATCGAGGAGCATTTCCTCAACATCGGCTCATGGTTCGGCGAGCGTTTCAG